ACGGGCTTCGTTAATCATTGAAGCAGAAGCTATCCAGAGACTAGCAGAGAAGCACATAGACAAAGCTTTTTATCATTTGTATAACCTCGACTTCCGAGGCCGCATTTACCCTAATACAGCCTTCTTACACGAGCAGTCTAGTGACAACGCTAAAGGTTTATTGCTGTTAGACGAACCAGTGCCGTTAGGTAAACAAGGTGTTTACTGGCTTTATGTTCATACTGCAAATATCTGGGGAAATGATAAAGTAAGCCTTGACGATCGAGTACAGTTTGTCATAGATAATGCAGAAACATTTATCGATTATGCTACAAACCCAATGACAAGCACTGATTGGATGAAAGCAGACAAACCATTTAGCTTTCTTGCAGCTTGTCATGAAATTAAAATGTTAGCAGAATGGAAAGGAAATACAGAAGACTTTCCTTCATGTTTACCTGTTTACATCGATGGTTCTAATAATGGTGTTCAGCATCTTGTAGCTATGTCTCAAGACGATGAAGTAGCACCTTTAGTAAATCTTGTTCCAAGCGATTTGCCTGGAGATGTTTATATGTTTATAGCAGATAAGGTTTGGGAAAGACTAAAAAGTAAAGTCGATAGTTTAGATAAAGAAACAATAGATCGATTCGAAGAAGTCTTTAAAAAAGCTGTATCATTGCAAAGAGCATATGACACTGCACCTGATAAGTCTGAAAGAAAATCTTTAGCTTTTCAAGCTGCACAAACATGGCGAAATCAAAATAGAGATATTCGTGAGAAATTGTTTGCAGTTTATTGGCATAATATTCAAGACAAGAAAGTGCAACGAAAAACAGTTAAGCGAAATGTAATGACGCTTGGCTATGGTGGTACGTCCTATGGTATGGGTCAGCAGGTGATAGAAGACACTCGTGATATATCAGAGTATCTAAGAGATAAAGAGCATCTCTGGGGCGCACTCCTTGGCGCTCTGGTGTACAATACTTGCTATGAAGAGCTCAAAGGGCCAGCTAAAATGTTAAGACTATTCCAAACGGTTGCTGAAAGAGCAAACAAGAGAAAAGTACATATGAGTTGGATTTCACCTATTACTGGATTTCCAGTAGTACAAGCTTATAGAAAACCTACTATTAAACGTACAGAACTAAAATACGGTGATGATATCTTAAAAGTGCAATTGCAAGTTTGGGAAGAAACTACTGTTAATGAAACTAAACAGAAAACAGGTGCTGCACCTAATATTGTGCATAGCCTTGATGCTGTTCATCTAACTATGTGTATACATGATGCTAATTATCCTGTAACAGTTGTTCATGATTCTTTCGGGTCTCATGCTGGAAATATGGATAATATGTTTTATCATGTAAGGGAAAAGTTTGTTGAATTATATGAGAGCTTGCCTCTTGAAAACATTCTGCAACAACTAGACTCAGAAGATTTAATACCAGAAAAAGGGAACTTGAATGTCAGAGACGTCCTTAAGTCGGACTTTGCCTTTGCTTAAAGAAGGTAGTATTATCCGAATTAAAGCTTTTGAAACAATGCCAGAAATACCAACTGCAACCGTTACAACTATTTTTGAAGATGGTTTCGGCGCTATGTGTTCTGGTGTAAATATGTGGGAGTCTGATGACGACTTTTACATGGAAATGTATGATGATAATATCGATGAACTAGTTGATATTATTAAATAAAAAATACCTGACGTTAAAGAACATTTGTTCTAAAAACTAACTATTAACATATATCCAAGAGGAAATAGAAAAATATGGCTATTCTTAAAAATGTAGAATTATTCTTTGCTAAACTAGACGAAAATAAACCTAATGCAAGGTTTGATGCTAACAACCCTACATGGGAAGTTCAAATTCGTACTCGTGATAAAAAGCAAGCTAAAGAATGGAAAGACTTAAACGTTAATGTCAAAACAGATGATGATGATAATGGCGTTTTCTACAAAGCAACTCTTAAAAAGAAAACTAAGAAAGCTAATGGAGAACCACAGAATCCAGTTAACTTAGTAGGTGGCGATTTAGCACCTATTGACCCAAATACATTAGGTAATGGATCTATTGGCAATGTTCGTATTTATCAGTATAATTATGAAGTAGGTGGCCGTAAAGGTGTTGCTTCAATGCTTATGGCAGTACAAGTAACAACATTAAAGGAATATACACCAAAACCAAGAGAAGACGATTTTGAAATGACTGAAATGGAGGTCATTAAAGTAGCTGATAATCAAAGCGTAGATGAAGATCAATTTGCATCCAAAGATGAGTTAGAAGACTTAGACTTTTAATAATTAACAACTTAGGGGGAGACTATAATGGTTTCCCCCTTTCTTATTAAGGAAGTGATATGGAATTATGCAGAGGTGTATATCTAGCTGGGCCTATGGCGGGGTTAGATGCACGAGATATGAAAGAATGGCGAAGTTATGCTCAAAAAAGATTATTAGATGCTGATATTAAAGTTCTTGATCCTACTAGACGTATTAGCTATCATCAACAAATTCTTAACGATAGAGGATTAGATCGTAATATTGCTAACAGAATCTTCAAACAAGATTTAAGAGATATAGCTCGTTGTGAAGTATTACTTGTAGACATGAGAGATCTTCCAGGGATTAAGGGTCAAGGTACTGCTGCAGAAGTAATGTTTGCTCATATGAAAAATAAAGTAATTATTATGTGGGTAGCACCTATTGATACTTTAAATCCTTTTATGACAGCAATGGCAACAGAAATTCATGAAACTTTATCAGAAGCAGTAGAGGCTTGTATTGAACATGCAGGATGATCACACTATAACAAGTATTTTTTACGAAGTAACAATAGATGGAGCATATTATGACAGTTGGATTGGTTATGAAACCGCTGTTGAAAGAATAGAAGAACTTATAAAGGACAGTACAATAGGTAGAATTGAGCTTTTTGAAATAGAACGTTCTCAAACATGGTTAGGAGTTTGGAATGAAAAATAAAAGAACTTATACTGTAATTTCTTATTATTGGCACAAAGAATGGGATAAAGAAGTTTCTTGGCAAACCCACGAAGGTTGTGATTGGTCTTATGTCGAAGATTTTATTGAACATCAAACTGGTTTAGGTTATAAAGTAAAAATTTTTGAAGAAAGGCTAGAACATATTGACACCTATGAACCTATAGAGGATGATGATGATGATGGTCAACCTGATTGGGAACAAGAGTGGGAAGACCTTTATGGTCCTGAAGATTATATTACAGAAAGGTTGTAATGATGTACAAAATTAATGTATCGAAGTATGATGGTCGTAATAGTTATGATAGTAGTAACTCTTATAGATTTTTCTTTAGAATTGAAGATGAAGATCCTTTTCGTATCAAAAAAGTTGCAGAATTAATAAAACAACAATATTTGTACCCTGATTATAATGTAACTTTTTATTATAGATCATCTAGAGATATAGAAACTGATTCAGATTTCACATACTGGAAAAAGGAAAAATAAAATGGGATTTAGTCCACGAATGTATGAAATACATCTTTGGTTAAAAGATGAAGATGGTGACTGGTGGTGGGAACCTTATGGTGCAGGTTACTATAGTTATGAAGAAGCAACAATATGGTATGATCGTTACAAAAATGGCGGACATACGGGTGTAAGAATTGTTGAAACCAAAATAGTAAAGGCATATGAAGATGGCATCGAATATACTTAATTTAACTACTTGCATGACAACAGCATATAATCATACAAATAAAGATGGTAAGTATCGTATTTATTGGGCGCATGTTCCTCAACATAGAGGTAAACATCAAGGTTATATTGGAGTAACTAAATTAACTGAAATTGGTTTAGGTATGCGGTATGGCATTGAAATACCTGAAGCGCTTGATCCTAATAAAGTTAGATCTAAACGGAGAGTTCATGACTTTATGAATAAATACTATGATTCAGTTATCATAGAAACTATTGCAGAAGGTCTTACAAAAAAAGAAGCACTAAAATTAGAAAGAGAATTAAGACCTTATGATAATAAAGGTAAACATTTCAGTAAATATAATTGGAATGAAAGAAAAGGTGGATAATGAAGATTGAAGTATATTATAATCTCCACCATAAAATATTTTCAATAAAGTCCCGACAAGGTGAAAATTACGGAAAAGTAATAAAACATTCACCTCGTGTAGTGGTTATATCACCTACGTTTGCAGTACAGCAAGCAGGACGAAAGAGAGTATTAGAAACAAAACAAAAGAATGTACACGCATTTGTTAGAGGTCATGACTTACTTGAATATATAATTCCAAATGGTAATAAAAGATTAGTAACATATGATCCTTATAAATACGAACATTTTGTATTTACAGATACAAAGGAAAGAATATATAGCGCAGACATGGCTATATTAAGTAAAATCAACAATAAACCAGTTATAGAGGTGTTCAATGGCAGGGGTATCGCACGAAATACAGAAGAACTTTGTGATAGAACAGTTGAAAGGTACGCATGAGTTTGAAGTAGAAATAATTGCAAGAGTAACTCATGGTGGTTCAAATTTTCCAGGCTCAGATGAACCTGTATGGAGTTGTTGTGATATATTAAGCATCTATAATCCTAGAAGAAATAAAGAAATTTCTCAAAGATTAAAGGATTATTTGATTATGCTTTACGGTGATTGGTTTGAGGAGGACATACTATATGGATCCTAATGATTGGCAAAGACTAGATGATAGCTTCGAAGAAAGGGCAGCTATCTTAGAATACGATGCGGGTTTTACTCGATATGAAGCAGAACAAAGAGCAGCTCAAGCTTATGGTTTTAACAATAAAGCAGAGTTTAAAGTTCATATACAAAAACTAAAGGCAGGTAATATTGCAGTATAAAGTATACAGAAATAAAAACAGTGATAAGGCAGACTATATTGGGGATAATTGGCAACAGGCCATAGATTGTTGGTCTTATTGGACAGGCAATGAAATGACCCCTGTAATAAAAGTTTATGAATCAAATAATCCAAATCAGATGCTGTTATATGTAGCTAGTACACAACGATGCATACATGATTGGTCAACATATTTACATATGAACCGAATAGAAAGACGCATTGCTAAAGAAACTGGTTTAATTACTATATATCCAGAAGATGATTTAACAGATCGTACAGGAAACATGGAAAAACAACCTGATTTAAACCATGAAGAAAAAATAGACTTTCATGGAAATTTTAATGATATGTCTAATAAAGAACAAGACGCAATCATTAACCCTAAACACTACAAAATGATTCCAAAAGAAGCTTACGCTAAATTTCCTAATGGTTTAGAATACATAGATCTTATGGAATACATTCTTAAACAACATAAAGGTGTTGAAGCTCATCTATTAGGGCATATATTTAAATATGCTATGAGACTAGGTAAAAAAGATGCTTCTTTACAAGACGCTAAAAAGATTGAATGGTATGCTAATCGACTAGTAGAGGTAATCGATGACAAACAAAGAAATTCATAATAAACTAATGTCAATTAGTATAGCTATAGCTGCTAATGATGACTTAGAGGCTCAAAAAGCAGTTATGGAATTACTATCTTACTTTAAATCTGATTATGAATTTGAAAAGAATGTTTCAAAAGTTTATGATCCAGATAAAGAATGGCCTGATTTTGTAGATGGAGCACCTATATGACTGAAGCAGAAGATATCTTTTTCTTAGAACAGGAAAAAGCACTAATTAAGGTTAAACCTGATATTCAACGGGCTTTAGACTGTATGGAAAGTGCTATGCATTGGTTACATGAAACTGAACCATATCAATCAGAAGTTTTAGATAATGTTTGTGGAGATCTAAAAGATCACATATACTTAATTAAGAGGTTACTTAGTGATAAAAAAGTTTGAACAAGCTTATATAAGACGCATGGCTAGAATGTATAGAGAATATCATTTAAATATGTCTATACGTCAAGCTGTTCATAAAGCGTATGAAGCTTATGAGATATATAGAGAGGCAGAAGTGGATATGATGTATGATAAATCGAAACTTAAGTGAATTAGATGATTTAGAGTTTGATTTAGGTAATGGTAAATATTCTGAATTGGCAGATTCTTTACAGCATTGGTCTGAATTGTTTTATAATAAAACATTAGATGATGCTTACGGAGATTGTATTGCATATCTTATTTACAATATGTCAAAACAAATGAGGAAAGTTGATGAAACTAGTATTTGATATTGAGGCAGATAATCTTTTGCCTAAAATATCTAAGTTTCATTGTGCTGGAGCAATTGATGTCGGAACTGGTACTGAGTACTGGTTTCGGCCTCACCAGTTAAATGAATTCTTAGAATTACTAGATAAAGCAGATACTATTATTGCTCATAATGCTTTGGGTTATGATGTTCCAGCTTTGTCCAAACTAACAGATTGGCAACCTAAAGCAAGTGTTCAATGTACTAAAGTTATGTCTCAAGTTCTTAATTATCGTAGATTTGGGTTTGGACATTCATTAAAACTTTGGGGTGAAAAGTTTGGAGATAATAAACTAGACTATACAGGTGGCTTTGAAGAGTTTAACGAAGAAATGTTTGTATATATGCAACAAGATGTTAGACTAACAGTCAAGGTCTATAAGTATTTGTGTAGAGAATTAGTAGAGTACATTAAACGTGATAAGTCTAAATCTATTTTAAAAGCATTACGCTCTGAAATGGAAATGGATAGAATAATGGCAGAGCAGTGTGAGAATGGTTGGTTATTTGACAGGGAAACCGCAGAAAACCTTAAGCTTACTATTGACAACAAAATGACGGAAATATCAGCGTTTATTAATCCGTTGTTGCCAGCTAAGGCTGTAGTTGTAGATCCTGATACAACAATAGAACACGAACCAATTACAGGAAAACGCTATGCAACAGCAAAAACTCCAACTTACACGAAAGCAGGAAAACTCACTTCCCATATTATCAAGTGGTTTGGGCCTGATATGGGCAGCACTGTTGATGATTCCAAAATTTTGGGTTCTTACAGTAGGGTTGATTTTCACGTTGGTGATATTGGTAACACTGATACGGTTAAGTCTTATTTGGGAACAATTGGTTGGAAACCAGACGAATGGAATTGGAAAAAAGTTAACGGAGAATTTATCAAAGTCTCTGCCAAGCTCTCAGACAGTTCCTTGGAAGGACTCGGAGATGTAGGTCAAGCCTTAATGGAGTATTATACCTTAAGATCTCGTAAGTCAATCTTAGAAGGTTGGTTCCAATATCTAGACGACAATAGTAGACTACATGGTGATGTATTTAATATTGGTACACCTACTTTCAGACAAACACATAAAATTATTGCTAACTTACCTTCAGGAAAAGCAACCCTTGGCCCTGAGTTTAGACGATTGTTTATTACTTCTGATGGTTATAAACTAGTTAGTGCTGATTCAGCTGCTTGTCAACTTCGTCTTTTAGCTCATTTTATGAATGATCCTAAATTTACTAAAACAGTATTAGAGGGTGACATCCATCAAATGAATGCTGATATTATTGGCTGTACGAGAAATGAAGCTAAGCGATTTATATTTGCTTATCTTTACGGAGCAGGTGCTCAAAAGCTTAGCGGTTACATTAGTAAATCTGTTTCAGAAACTAAAGTTGCTATGAATAAATATAAGAAAGCTTTACCTGCTCTAGCAAGGCTAATTAAAAAATGTAATAATGCAATCGAAACTAGAGGCTTTATTAGAGGTTTAGATGGTCGTAAGATTATTCTTGAAAGAGATCAAAGACACAAAGCTCTTAATTATCTTATTCAAGGTGCTGAAGCTATTGTTATGAAGGCAACTGTTGTTATGATTGACGAACAGTTAAAGAAAGCAGGTATTAACTTTAAACACTTATTATTCTATCATGATGAACATACTGTGGAGGTTGAAGAAAACTATGCAGAAAAAGCTCGTAATATTATTATGAATTGTTTTGAAGAAGCACCTAAAGCATTAGGTATTAATATTATGACTTGCGGTGATTGTAAAATAGGAGATGATTACTATGAAGTTCACTGATGAATATGAGTATGAAGTTTGGTTCTTAAATTCACAAGAACCAAAGTATTATGGTCATTATGAAAAGGACGAAGCAGAGTATGAAGCTGCACTGTTATCTGAAAGATGGACACCTGTTGAACTTCGTGTAATTAAAATTACAAGAACACTAGACAAAGTAGTTAAATATAGTTAGGAGATGACTATTATGACGTCCATTAGACCGATGACTGATGACGAAAGAAACAGAGCTAAAGAAAGAGCAATAGCTAATATGCACGATCCCTTTGGTAACTTCCCTAAAAAATCTTTAGAAGCTAGAATAGAAGCTATTGAAGAATTTATGGAAGTATTACTAGACAAGCCTGAATATCAACACGCCTTAGAAGTTAAACGCATGAAAGCTAACGTAAAAAGGAGCATACATGAGCACTACAAAGTCAAGCCCAACTACACTGACTAAAGATCATGAAAAAGTTTTTAGAGCATGGATTAAAGAAGGCTATGTTAACGATGACACAATAAATAACTATCTATATTTTGTTAGAGATTGGTATCAAAAGGAAAAAGAAAAAAATGCTACCTGATGAAATGGAATCTGAAAAAAATAGAAAAATTATTGTAGCTCAAGCTAATAAAATAAAAATATTAGAAAATAACGTTAGAGAGTTACAACAGCAATTAACAGCTGCTTATATAAAAATGCAAAGGTTAAGCAAGAATGAATAAACGTATACCTACTAAAGGTGGTGATGAGTATGATGCCTTTAGTAAATCAAGAAAGTTTCTTAATTGGTCTAGAGGTCATTTAAAGAAAATTAAACGGCAGTATAACAAGAGACTTAGAAAAGTTAACAAAAGGATAAACTTATGATTACAGTATCTTTGAATGAGTTAGTTCGTACAAAATTTGATAAATTTTTTGATGAGTTAAGCTTTCAAAATGAAACTCCTAGTTTAAAAGTTAAACAGCTTTTTAACAAATTAGAAACTGAAATTTTAGAAGTTTTAAATGTTGATAATAGAAATAGTATAACTGAATATGAAGAAATGTATGATGAGGGTTATGAAACTGGACGAGATGTAGGTTATGATGAAGGTAAAGAAGATGGCTATATAGAAGGATATAATCAAGCAATGTCAGAAAGTGATTAATGTTTACAGTAGAATTTGAAAAAGATGCAGCAGTGATTACAGTACTGTCTGAAGACGATAGTCAAGAAGATGTCGAAGTAATTGTTGGAGATGATAGTAATGTTTGGATTAGACAATATCAAGAGTATAAAAATGAATTTGACGTTATTTGTCTTACTTGGCAACAATTAAAAGATATATGTGTAGCATTAGACAGCCCTGAAGGTATGTTCCAGATAGTAAGGAAAACAAATGAAAATCGGTAAGGAATTATACCAAGAATTAGCTTTAACCTTTTACGGAGATACTCATGTACATGCTCAAAACTTAAAGGCAGGTCTTCGTGAAGAAGTAGAAGAAGTGTGTAATGCTACTAGCCGTGAAAACCTTATTGAAGAACTAGGTGACTTACTGTGGTATGTTACTATTTTGGCTGATAATGCGGGTTTAGACTTAGGTGATATTATGTTAGCTAATATTAACAAGCTTGAAAGGAGAGCTTTAAATGGAAAGTAAAAGGGAAAGTGAAGTACATAGCATTCATGTTGTTTCTATTGATGAACATGAAGACGGTTCTGCAACATTAGAATTAGATCTTGACAAAGAAACTTTTGCTCAAATCTTTAACATGGGCTTTCTTGAGCTAGTTCGTAGAGGTATGGAATCTGAAGAAAACGAAGAGTAAATAATACCTGACGTTAAAGAACAATATAAAGGAGCTACTATGTTAGCTATTGTTGATGGTGATGTACTTTTATATATTAGTATATGGGGTGCAGAAACCAAAGAAGAAGCAAGAGAAAATTTTGATAGTTTATTTGATTCTATATTAGAAGATCTTTTTACAACAGATTACGTTATGGCTTTAGGTGGCCCTGACAACTTTCGAGTAGATATATATAATGAGTATAAGGCTAATCGATCAAAGTCAAAATCAACAAGACCAGAATGGTTCTTAGATTTGAAATCAGATGTTGTAAATGAGTATGAAGGTTGTATATTAACAGACAATTGTGAAGCAGATGATATGGTTCGCATTTGGGCTAACGAATGTAAACAACCTTATGCAATTGTTACTGTAGACAAAGATTTAGATTGTATCCAAGGTCTTCACTACAATCCTCGTAAAAGAGAACCTTATATAATTGAGGGTAATTATGCAGATTATTTCTATTGGAAACAATTACTTATGGGCGACAGCGTAGACAATATACCAGGGATTCCTGGGATTGGGGCTAAAAAAGCTGAAAAAATGCTTGAAGGTATTATTTTTCCATATGAAAGAAAAGAAGTTGTGTGTAAAGCTTATGCAGACTTTTATGGAGAAGAAGGTCATGCTTATATGTTAGCTAACGGTAAGCTGCTTCATATTTGGCGTAAAGAAAACGATCATTTTAGTTTATCAAAAGAAAAGTACAATGCTTATGTCAACAGATAAAGGGCATTGGATACACAATAAAAAATTTGAACCTAGTGATTGGTTTGGGTTTGTGTATTGTATAGAAAATAAAGAAACTAATCAGTACTATATTGGTAAAAAACAATTTTGGCATGGTGGTCGTAAAAAAGCTAAAACATACGGTAAAGCTATGTCATGGAAAACTTATATGGGATCTTCTAAAACTTTAAAAAAAGATATTAGTAAATATGGTAAATCTAAATTTAAGTTTGAAATGATAGATCTTTATAAAACAAAAGGTGGTTTATATTATGCTGAAGCTTACTTACAAATGGTCTGCGGTTGCATGACAGAGTATTTATCAGATAGTATCACACCTAGATTTTATAATAGGCAAATTGCAGCTATAAGATTTGTACCAAAAGAGTTTCCCAAACAATCTACTAAGAGATATCCTAACAAATTAAAAAAGAGGTATTTATAATGTCACCTATAGCTCCAGCCTTATGGATTGCTGGAATGGCTGCATTGCTATTTGGATTAATAGATTATACATTTAAATTTAATGTATTTGATCCAGTAATCGCAATAGTCTTTTATTTATTTGCTCAAGAACTAAGTAAATTTGTAGCTGAATTAACTATGGATAATAATAATGGGTCGAATAGTAACTCGTAATCAACCATGTGAAAAATGTGGAAGTAGTGATGCAAAACAAATTTATGATGATCAATCAGCTTTTTGTTTTTCATGTAGAAGCAACTTTTTAGCTCCTAAAGAGGAACATATGCAACAACAAACATTAACTAGAGATTGGTCTACCAAGCTCAAAGAGGTAGAACATGACTTCACTTCTCGTGGTTTTAAAGAGCGTAATATTCGTCGCCAAATATCTGAACATTACGGTGTTAAGGTTGCTTATGATATTGATGGTAATATTGATTCTCATTATTATCCCTACTATGATGGAGACAAACTCTCAGGATATAAAGTCAGAAAATTACCTAAAGACTTTACCTCGATTGGAACCGTTAGAAGTGGCTTGTTTGGACAACAATTGTATAGTGGAGGAAAAAGACTTGTTATCTGCGAAGGAGAGCTTGATGCTATGTCAGTGCAATCTGCATGGTACAAGCGATATCAAACCTTTTACCCCGTAGTATCT